CATTACAACCAAGTGGGCCAAAATCGAAACCCCGCTTACGACAGATGAGATCGCGCGGTTGCGCGACGGGACTGGGGCTATCTACGTCTGGGGTGAAATCTTGTACCGCGATACGTTCCGCCGCCGCCGGCAAACTCATTATCTGATGTTGCACAACGCCTTGACCGGGACCCTTGGCATTACGACCGATCTCACCATTGGCGATGCCGTAGGTAAGACAACTTAACGCTAATCCCGCGCTGCCCTGTCGGAGCCACCGGTAGAATGATCTCCTACTTATGTCAAGTCCGGGATAATCGCCCTTCATATTCACCTCGGATTCGGCGTTGGCATTGCGTCGCAACCATGCGAGCATCTGACTTTGCGCCGCCCGCAGTCGCTCGATCTCGGCCGACATGAGCCCGGCGATCTTCTCCGCAGCGTTGCGCTCGCCTTCGATGGCCTCGGTGCCAGCCGATAGTTCGCCGCGCAAGATGTCTTGGATTTGCCCAACCAGATCACTCATGCCTTCATCTTTCTTACCGGCATCGGCTTGCGCCTCCTGTTCCACGGCGCAACGAAGATTTGCCGCGTGTTGAATACGCTGTGCAGCCCTTGGAGGTACCAAAGGAATGGCGACATCTTGTAGATGCTGTTCCGGCGGTGTGGTCCGTAGGCTGGAACGATCATGCCTTCACCTTCACCGGGTTGCGGCGGAACACATTGTCAGCCCGCAAAGCAGGGCGATGGTGCGCAGCGTAATGTTGTCGGTCATACGCCAATCACCTTGAGCGGATACCATTTCGATTTAGGCTCCTCGCCTCCCTGGTCGCTTGACCATGCGTTGAGAAGTGCGTCGGCATCCTTGCTCGGGATAAATTCGAGCAGCGCATCACAGCCGAAACAATCGCCATCCCACAGCAAGTCATAGGCCTGCTGCAACATCGCCTCCTTGAGCCGATCGGCGGCGTTGCTACTCGGCAGCGCGTTGAACAGTGTCCGCTGCCGTTCTGTGCGCTTCTCGTTGGTCTCGCCGTCCCGGCGTTCGGCGTGACGGATGGTGCGGTCTTTCGCGAAAAGCCGGATCGCCTTCACGGCATCCTTCGGCCCGTGGTCGCTTTCGAGGCGCGTGGCGAAGGTGTTGAGCATGTGGACGAGGGAGCGAGTCATCGCGCGCGGCCATGCGCGAACGACTCGGGAACGCTCTCCACGCGCTGTCCACGTCTGAGCGTGCCGATCAGTGCCGAGTTATTCCGATTGGTGCCGAGTGGTGCTGCAAAAAGCCCAATAAAGTGGTGGGCGTTGTAGGGATTGAACCTACGACCTCTCCCGTGTGAAGGGAACGCTTGCCATTGATAGGTCATGCTTTTTTCCTCTCAGCGGATGGTCCTGGATGAAGTCCTGCAGCCAGCGGCGGCTTATCCGCAGCTTTGATGCAGCCTCGTCCATGGTGTGGAGGGCGGTCACCGCCGCTTCTCCATGCGCCACTGACGCGGCTCCATGAACACGCCGCTCCAAAGCCCCCGCCGCGCTTCCTTCGCCTCCTTCTCGGCGGCGCTATAGCGGCCGCCCGAGTAAAACGGCACGTCCACGGCGTAGCCCCGCCTGACCATGGCATCGCCCAAATCACGCCCGCGCGCCTGACACACCGCAACCGTGCGGCCATAGCGGTCGATGTTGATCGTGACGCAGGACACTTCGGCGCCGCCGATCTCCTCCATCAGCACGTCAGCGGCGAGAAGGCCGCAGTTGTAGGGCCGGCCTTCCGCGTCGTCGCAGCGTTGGTCGGCCTCGGGCGCATCGATGCCGAATAGCCTGATTGTCGTCTTGCCGACGCGGATTGTGTCGCCGTCGATCACCGTGGCCTGGCCGGTGATCGTGGGCGCGGTTGGCGCGGGCGCGGCAATGGCCAGCGCGGCGAGGAGGATCATGGCTTTCATGCGCGCCTCTTCTGAAACCTTCTGGATTGCAGTTTGCGCTTGGCCCACTGGCTCTTGCGGGGCGAGGGCGGATCAGCAAGCCGCTCAGTGACCCATGCGCGGGCGGCTTGATGCTCGGCTTCCTTTCGCCGGATGCGCTTGCGCTTAGCGATGCCGGGCACGTCGATCTTGCTGGTCTTTTCGCGATGCTCGCGGATCGGCCGCGCCCACACGTTCGAGAAATGGTTGGTGCCGCCTTCGGCCACCGGGACCGGCCAGTGGTCCCGCTCGGCGAGCGAGATCATCTGGTCCTCGTGGAGTAGCACCTGATGGGAATGCGGAATCTCCAACAGCCGCGACAGGCAGTGCGCGAGCAAGGTGCGGTCTGTGATGCGCGTGCGTTTCACGCTTCGCTCCGCTCGCATTCCGGGCAGGAATGAACCCAGAGCTGGCCGACCTGGGGATGGTCGGTCATGCGGCGTTCCTCAACTGCGCTGTTAGCCATCCCCATCGCTTTCCGAGCTTGATCTTGCTTACCAGTGTCTGCGCGATGCCGAAGTCGGCGGCGATCTCGGTTTGCACCTCGCCAGCTATTGCGCGGCGAAAAATCTCGATTGCATCAGCATCAGTTAGCTTGGCGAGTGGCGCTCTTGTGCCGCGCAATGATCGCCCGTGCTCCACCATTTCGCTCGCATTCTCTGCTGGCGTTTTCCATCGAACGTGGCGCGGTGTAACGCACGCTAGATACCCGTTGCCACAGCTATGCGCCGCATGATGCCCGTTAGTAGGAGGAGGCCCGTTGACTGCTTTACAAATGAGCCGGTGAACTAAAAGCTTATCGCCATCGCGATTGATCTGTGCATACCCGCGATTGTTCTTGGCGAAGGGCCAAAACTTGCATTCAAGTCCGTCGTAGCGAAGCGCGTCACTCAGAAATGCTTCCGGTGCGCCCGCCGGGGTTTGATGAATAAGAACAATGGTCGGGTCGCCATGCTCCCGCCAGCGCGTGTAGTGCATACGGCACCAGCCGCGCGCCCATGCGGTCTTTTGACAACCGGCAATGGCGCAGGGCCCCTTCATGCCGCGTTGCCTTGTTTGGCGAGTTCATCGGGTGTGACGTCGAGCAACTTGGCGAGAACTTCCAAAACACCACTCTTTGAAGCCTGAAATTCCTTCCGGTCCATCGCTTCTGGCCCGGTGGTCTTTTGTGTCTTGGGCGTGCGGAGCGCGACGAGGTTGCCGTGGACCTCAACCTCGGAGAACGGCACGGTGGAGTGCATGAAGCTCGCGATCCGCACCGCCTCGGCCTTCGATTGCGCAATGTAGGTGGTCTCTTTGCAGAAACCGGCCTGGATCAAAGCCCATTTCCGCAGATCGTCGGGCGTCAGCCATCGGTTCTTATGAACCTCTGGCAGATTGGCGTGAGCATCATCGACAACTGCAAAAAAATGATCGTGCGATTGCTTGGACCGCTGCTCGATGATTTCCAGCCGATAGTTGAGGCCAACGACAAACCGCCGATCAGCCTCCTTCGCCAGATGCAGCAGAGGCCGCATCACGCCGTCATCGGTCCATGTGAAGGTCAGCGGCGCGGTGCTCATGCGGCTGCGGCCTTCGCCTCGTAGCGGGCGCGCAGATCGGCAATCTTGCCGTCGAGCTCCGCCAGAAATTCCCTGACATCCTTTTCCAATGCCGCGATCATCGCGTCGTCGCGCGTCACCCGCCGCACGAAAAGCTGCATCGACGCCGGCAGGCGCGGATCGAAGCTGACGAAATCGCACCATTGCCGCCCGGTGCAGGCCAACTGCCACTGGCACTGCTTGACGTATTTGCCGTCGATGCTGTCGCCGAGCAGCGTATCCACGTGCGTCGAGGTATTGGGGCACTTAAATTCCGTGAGGCCCGTTTCGCCGATCAGGCCATCGGGGCTTGCGCCGGCCATGGCGATGGTCGGATGCGCCGCAAAGCCGATCTGCACCACGTCGCAATCCTTCATCAGTTCGTAGGCGGTGCGCGCAAACGGTTCCTGGTCGGTGCCCCATTGCATCGCGGCGTTGGTATAGCTCTCGGCCGCCCGCCCGGTCAGACGCTCGACTAGGAGTTCGGCCATGTAGTTTCCGCGCGATGCGCCCCACCCGGTTTTGGTGCGCGCAGTCACGTCCGCGATGCGCGAGGCCGTGACCTTGCCGAGCCGGATTTCAAACCATTCCGGCGAACCTTGGATGATCTCAGTCACGACTTGACCTCCTGCTTTTGCGTTTTCTTGGCGTTGAGCATGGCAACGGCGTCGTTGAACCGCGCCGCCGGAATGTCGCTGATGCTCGGCGCGCCAGCCCATTTCAGGAAGCGGTCGATGTTGGTTTTCGTCTCGGTGATGAGCGTCATGATCTTTGCGGCTTGCTCGTCCGACACGACGCCGCCCTGATCCGCCGCCTTGCCATCATCATCGTTCGACGCCGCCAAGCCGAGCGCGGCTTTCAGCGAATACCGCTGCAAGTAGGTGATGGCCGAACCCTGCGCCTGGATCGGGTTCTTGTTGCCCGACATATCGTGCGGGCACGACAGGCTGTTCTCTTCGGAGTGGCCGTCGCGATGCGAGACGATGCACGTCACCGTGACCATGTTCGCCTCCGTCGCCGTGCGGTAGCGGTAGGACAGACCGTGCTTTGCCAGCACCGGATCGACCTGTTTGGCGATCCCGGCCAAGTCCTCGTGCCGGTAATTGGTGCGGCCTTTCTGGCTGGTGAAATCGACTTCCCGGTTCTTGAAGATCACCGGAAGCTCGGCCTTGGCTGCGGCCATCGCATTGTCGAATGCCTTGCGCGCCTGGTTCTTGTCCCACCGCTCCTGCAACTCCATGAGCTTGCCGAGCGTTTCGACGTTGGCACCGGACGCCACGGCGCGGTCGATCATGTCCATTGGCGTGAGAGCCGCTATCTGCCGGCCCTGCTGCGGCTCGTGGTCGATGATCTCGCCGGTTGTTTCCTTGGCTTTCGCGTTCATGCCTCACTCCTGCTGTTGAAACTGCTTTGCGGTCGCGATGCCGGATGGCGTGATTTTCCACACGATCGCCGGGCTGCCGGTGTCGGACGGCCGGGTGATGCTGGTTTTCGCGATCAGGCCCAGGTCGCGCAGTTCGCCGCGGCGCTTGCCGGCCGACGTTTGCTTACGGTCGGCCATCAGCCGGGCAAGCTCGAAGTCCGTGAGTCCTTCGCAGTGCGCGGCGTGGATATGCAGCGCGCGGATGCGGTCCCGGCCGCGCAGCACGGGAGTGCGAAGCGCCGCCTGCTGGCTGGTGCCGGGATCACGACGGCGCGCGGCGGGCGCGGCATCCCAAAGCGGAAGGCCGGTTCTCATGCCGCACCTTGCGCGATGCGCCGCGCCATGACCTGCGCCAATGTCACGCGCATGGCCGCGTCGATTCCGGCGCGATCAAGCTCGTCGCGCAATTCGTCGTCGGTCAGGCCCTCGAACCGCGGCAACAGC